CATAAAGGGGCGCAAACGAATACTGCTTTGCTGCCTGTCTCATATCCTTACTAACCTCGTCTGGGCTACACTGATTTATGATAGAAGCAGTCTGCTTATGGATATCTTTACCGTTTTGAATGTCAGCAATGATCTGACTATCTCTACTTAATTCACCAGCCATTCTAAATTCTAGGCCAGAGAAATCTGCCTCAACTATTAGATGGTCTGGGCCGAAGCGACTAACAATAGCCTTACGAACAGGAAAGCCTCGCTTTGGCTGGTTCTGTAGATTGGGGTCACTACTACTTAATCTACCAGTAGCAGTCACACACTGGTTGAAGTTGGCGTGTAGCAGACCACTAGACCGTGTACCTCTCTGTATACCAGCAACAAAGCTATCTAAGTAGGTAGTTACAGCATTCAATCTACTACTCTTAGTAAGAAACTCTACTGCAATATCTCTACCGCTATTCTCTGCTTGTTGTATAAGTACTTTAAGAGTGTTCTTATCTGTCTTAAACCCATTGATACTTGCGTATGCGGGACTTCTAGGGATCATCTTCAATCCCGCTGTCTCACCAGTGGGGCTATATATAGCACCTACACCTGAACAGGTCTTACACTTAGTACGGTTCTTATAAGCTTCACCCTCAACCAAGTATTTCTTACCCAGCTTGGTGACTGTCTTCTTCTTATACTTTTGTGTACTACCTATCCCATTGCAATCCATGCACTGTATAGCCATCGTCTTCTGTACGATCTTAGTGGTTGACCTTACAGCATCAGAGAACTCTTTGTTATTCATGAGGGGGGGTCTTAGAGACTTACCCGCAGCATTTGTCCCTATGTTAAAGGTCTGTCGATGAGCATCCCGATTAACCACCTCACGGGAGTAAACCACCTTGGTCATATCAGCGCCACTATTCAAATTAATAGGCGTATCACCCATTACTTCTTCGACTATCTCTTCAAGTCTAGTCGTAAGCTGTATTTTCTCTTGTTCAAACTGGCGCTCAACCTCTTCAAGAATATCTAGTGAGATATACGTACCATTACTCTCTATCTCCACCAAGAACATCAGCATTTCATTCATCAAGTCTACTACTGGAACAAGAGATGCATTCTCTTCTTTCTGAAAGTCATTCTGTTGAGATAGATACAACTCACCTGTGGTCTTTACATCGGCTTCTGCGTATTCAACCATTATGTCTAGGGGCATTTCAGAGAAGTCTATACCTTCCTTGAACATATCATCTACTAGATGAACCTTCTTCTGGTTCACCAGCTTACGCCGTAAGGCACTCTCCTTCAGGGAGATAACCCTACGCTGACCCTTGGACAGTATATATTCTCCGATCATAGTGCAGTATACTTTATCAGGGATGGTAAACCCCATAGACAACAGCCACAGGACATCAAACTTGGCATTGTGGCACACAAGAAGATCAGCCTTACGTAGGCTTTCTGTTAGAAACGTGTGATCCGCAGTCACATAGTCAACAGACTGTTCGAGTAATGTATGAAATAGGATATCATTGGTAACACTTACGTTACCATCCTCTAGGAAGCCGTAGTGTGCAGACACACACTTATTAAATGGGTTGAAAGGACTATTATCTTTACGCCCTTCTACTCTTTGTACTGTGGTTTCTAGGTCTAGTATCAATATATTCAAAACGGGGGTTCTCCATTGGTATCTAGTTGGGGCATTCTGTACTCATAGGTTCGTTGTACCAAAGGCTCTGGGTCATGCTTTGGCTGTAACTCAACGACACCATTCTGTTCGAGCCAGTGAGATAGGCTACTAGGAACATGCAGGGTATCAAACGACATAGCGACTTATCTCCGGTTCTATGTTGCACATGATAGTGCCATGAAAGCCTGATAGCTTATTCTTCATGACAGTTAAGAAGCGGCTATTGTCTGGGCCATCTTCTTCACCGCTGTTTAATTTGCCAATACCTATTATCAGGTCAGCTTCAGCAGCTTTGCCTACACGACTACCTTCCATCATAGTCATGGTAAGCCGTGTGCGGTTCTCTGCTTCAGCAGAAGCTTGGGATACACCTATTACAGCACAGTCATACTTCTTAGCGGTCTCACGCAGTCTGCGGTATAGCTCCCTTAAGCGTTCATGTCCGGCATTAAACTGACCAGCCACAGCTAACTTGTCGGCTTGGTCTAATATTACCAAATCCGGCTTTATCTTTTGAATGTAGGCTTCCATCTTCTGGACATCCCACTCTTGTATATCCTTCATGATTAAGCTGTCTTTAATACCAGAGTATCGGGACAGCGCAGCCACTGGATCAAACTCTATCTCTTCGCGGTTTAAGCCTGTGTATGATTGTATAGCGCGTAGCTTAGTACGCTTGGTGCTTTCTTCATTACCTAAGTATAATACCTTAGCACCTTGCTCACAGAAGCCGTTAGGTGCAGCACATAAGCTAACAATGAATGCTGATTTACCTGTCTCAGGACACGCAAACACAACAGCAAACTCGCCAGCACCAACGCCATAGACATTACGGCTAAGGGTTTCGATGTTAAACTTCCATCTGTTTTCATCTGATGTTACAGCCAGAAGCTCGTAGATATCATCTGTTGTTGGATCACCAAAGTCATCAGGCATGTAGCCCTCAGCTACACGATCCAGTAATCTATTCAGATCATCCATAGCAGAGATTTCACCCTCAGACATCTTGATGCCTAAGTTAGCTACATCTAAGCCTACGTTCTGACGCCATAGGTTTTCAATAACATCTTTCGCAATGTCAGGGTGTATATCCTCTGCACTACTTATAGCGTGTATAGTGTCTTCTATATCATCGGACCATGACTTGGTTGATGTAGGATTGTTAGCCTTCCAAAAAGCAAACATTTCTAAAGGGGTTATATCTTGAGCAAACTTCTCATGTGATCCAATGATAGTCTCGTATACCTCTTTCAATGTATCTTCAAAAAGTGACGCCCTTAGCTTAGTTTTATTCTGTTCATAGAACTCATACTTTAAGCAGTTCTTCAGTAGTGATTTATCCATAGTTAATCCTGACAGTTGGCACTTAATAGAGAGGTATCTATAACACCATACAGAAATAAAAAAAAGCCCCTCATTTACTGAAGGGCTAATTAATTTTTAACTATGTGTTGGTAGAACTATTAGTTCTGTCTGAACTTCATCTTCTTGATGTCAGGGGCGCTATCACCTCTACGTTCACGCATCTCAATCTGGTAATGTACGACACGCTTGTTGCCCGTTACCAAATTCTTTATGGCTGCTTCTAACTTAGTTTCTTCTTCAGCGGCAGACTTAAATCCACCTTCGATTTCATAATCGACCAAACATATGGCTCTTGCTTTCATTGGTTTATTCCTTATTAAAATAATATAAATATTGGTTTTGTGCAGCTATTACTGCTAATTAAAAATTAATTCAATAAGAATTTTGGTGGGCCAGTGAAGGGATTGCAAAAATTCGTGGGCGTTTTTCCGTGCGACCCGTGAGGTGCAAAACCAAGGCTCTCGACTTTCTTCCAAATCGGATGCTTTGGCATCTGTTCTTTTGGTAATTGTAATAACATCTTCTTTGTGGTTTGCATTGTTTTATATAATCCCTTCCTACCACTCCTATAGTCGGTGGCGTTCTATGTACCAAGTAATTTTACTGGACTTGGTTTTTACAGTTTTAGTTACTCTTTATTTATTACACTAAGTATCTGATTAGTTGATAGGGATTTTAAATCACTACCTGTTAACCTTACTCTTATGCTTCGGTCTATCTTCATTACTTCGGATATAGCCTTAGATGATGCGTCTTTGTCAAGAACTAAATACAATTTAGTGAATTTATTAAGTGTTTTCTTTATACCACTAGTTATAGTAGTACCTAGCAAGGCTACCCCCACTAGACCGTCTAACCTACTGACAGCACATGCGGATGGAGTGTCTTCTACTAACACAGCAATGTCTCCTGTACCTACATGTATACCGTCAGGCAATTCACCATAAGATAGCCACTTAGGCCCGAACCTTCTGAGTGATCTACCCACTGCACCATTATTACCATAGAATAACACTCTGTCCTCTGCCGGAGCATAACGTATATTGATGAGTTTATTCTTGTAAGCCTCAACACTATTAACACTATGTAAGTATTCCATTGCGGGTGGATGGTTTTCCACAGAAGTAGTTATGCTAGGTATTGGTTTAACAGGCTTATTCTTGGTAGGGGCTGTATTACTGAGATAGTCTCTAACAGCCTTTTGATTACGTCTACCAGAGTATGCTCCTTTAGCTTCACATGATGCCCTGTAGCAGTACCATAGTATTTTACCACCAGACTTTGATACAGCCAACTTCTTAGGGCCGTAACAAAAGGGGCAGGTTACTACTAATGTTTCACCTTCTTGTACTGGTATAGTTTGTACTATCTTTAATTGCTGTGCATAAGTCATGGTATAGTCCTAGTTCTGGTAATGCACCCTATCGGGCGCATCCGAAGGATACAGGGTTAGTTGGTATAGTCAACACCTAACAAGAGGTTATTAATACCAATTACTGATAACAGTCATTATGCTATGTTAGCTGTAAGTCCTTGATTTAATTAAAAGACTGTTAATCAATTGGTCGTAGGTTCGACCCCTACCGTCGGAGCCATGTACTTGATTTCATTGGTTATTGTTTGTAATTTATTGCCACATTGTCATTGCACTTTTGGTTATTGCACAGTGACAATGTGACAATAGTTCTATTAAGATTCTACCTTCGCAAGACCTTTCTTAATTAGGTCAACGAATCCTAGAGAGAATATTTGCCCGAATACTTCAGAGCTACACTCAATTTGAACAGTAGCAGAGCCATCTTCATGCTCTTCTATCTCTACTATCTTGATGGGTTGTACTACATCTTTCATGCCGCTTTCTCCTTGGCTCTCTGCCGTTCTCCATCTGTCATAGGACGTATGCGTGGGTGGTTTGTACCCATTAGGGCAGACCAGCTTACAGGAAACAGCGTGTACATATGTTCACTGATCTTTTCTGCTATGATACGGCTCTCGTACTGAGTGTCCGGCTCACAGCGAAGCTTACACATCTTAGCTACTGCCTTGACTGTGCCGCTCCATACCCATGAACTCATCATTGCTTGCGGTAATACCATACGGGCTTGCTCTGGACATACCCCATTATCAATCATTCCTTTGTAGTTCCATAGGCAGTCGGCGTAGAGTAGTTTAGCGTTACCACTCCAAGAGCCTTCAACAGTTCCAGTAGACCCCTGCTTCTTATCAACACTACGCCCACGCCATACGTCAGGTGTGTAGAACTCAGGCTCACTATCTATATATCTACGGCTTATTTCATTCCAAGGCATATACTCATGTTTCTTAAGCTGCCCCATCACAAAGAGTGGTGCGCTACACCTGAAGGTAACAAAGGTATGGTTGAATGGAGAGTAGTGCTTATGATCAGCTAAGTACTTGATCAAATTCTTATCACTATCATGCACAACAGGGACCATAGGACCATCCCCAATACCCGTATGCCCCAGAGCCTCAGACTTTTTGTCGAAAGATACTCTAGCCGCATTGACTACTGAAATATCAGAGCCAGAATGTTCAACGTAATCTACAGTTAATTGTTCAATACCCATTACAGTATCCTTTCATATGTCTTTTTAGTCCTAGCAGACTGCCACTTAGCACCTACTAACATTGAGCAAAGGCGGGGATAGGGCAGAGTGTTGCCCATTCCAGCCAACCTCTCTACATTCTCCATTCCTTCGTCATATACTAAGAAGACTTTATATTTTGTTTCATGCCCGTGATGTGTGTACCTATCGGTAAAGCATTTCATTCAGAGTAATCCTCGTTTACGCATTGCATTTTCAGCTTCTATGTTCCCATGCTTGGCGTATACTACCAGCATCTGGGGGTTTCTGTGTCCGGTTAAAGACATCAGTTCTCTGTCCGTACAACCAGCACGACTTGCATGGGTAGTACCTGTACGGCGCAGATCGTTCAGCCAAATGTTAGTAAGTTTACCAGTAGCATTATCAAATGACGTAGGTAGCTTATAGCCTTTGGCTAATCTTCTAAAAGACTTCACTGCCCGATCACTGGTGTATGGCTTGCCTGTACTTTCCTCACGCAATACATAGTTGTCCCTGTTACTACGGGTATGTAGCTCCAGACGTTTACGAACAGATGGGGTCAGAGATATAGACATCTTAGCCCCTGTCTTCTGTTGGGTGAAATTACAGTGACCAGCATCTAGGTCGAAGTTGTCCCATGTCAGTAAGCGCACATCTACCACACGCTGACAGAACTCATAAAGTAGAGTGATCATAGTACCCATACTCTGACGCCCTTGTTCATCACAGAAGTCTATCATGCCCTGTATATGCTCTTCGGGCCACAAAACCTCTCTGTCAGGCAGCTTTGGTAATTTAAGTAGAGAGAATGGGTTAGTTTTAACGCTATCAGAGCGCAGTGCTTCCATCCAAACCAGCTTTAGTACCTTCACAGTATGGTT